AACCTACTTAACTTTTTCATTTAGTTGTTTAGTCATTATTCCCATTGTTAAATATAATGGTGCGATAGCACATAAAGCCATAAAAGTTATAATGGTACAAGGTACTAATGCTTTTAAAAACGCTTCTTTTATCATGTTTAATAAAATTGCTAATGTTTTAAGTATAGTCTCTTTCCTTATGGTAGCTTCTATGAGTGGTGGAGCATACTACGGTTATAAGTATGTAACGTCAGAACAGTTTAAAGCAAAAATGATGAACCAAGTATTAGGTGAAGTAAAAGGACTATTACCTAATGTTTTAGATAAAGGGTTGCCTGACATGACAGGGCCATCAATGCCTATCCCACTTCCTAAACAAGAAATAAAGTTTTAATTGGAAATACCTGAGATACATATACCTGATGTTCACATCCCATATACCTATGTGCCTGACTATAACCATACAAATGTACAAGTTATAGGTTGCACTTATTACCATAGAGATACAAAGAATACAGGCAATAGAAATTTATTAATAGAAGACAAAAACGGTTTGGTAACAAATTGTCCGTACCCTAGTTATAACCCATTAAATTATGTACCAGATCAATTAATAATTACAGAAGAGATGCCTAATCTTGCTAATGAAAGTGAGATGCCAACAAGTGAAACACCGCAACCTGAGATACCTAAAGACAAAAAAGAAGAAACTGAATACGAACCATGTCCTCCCAGAAATGCACCATATAGAAAAGGAGATTTTAAAAACGAGCTTCGTATTGAAAGACTGTTAGACTATGAAAGAGACGTATCAGATGGTTCTTGTAATGCGGTCTGGGAAAAAGTACCTTTTGTCGATCAATACATCCCAACGGCTAGCGTGGTTGTCTCTACTATTTTTATCGCTAGTGTGGCTGCGACTACACCTGTTATTATCCAACTTATAAAACCTTTGATCAAGCAACTTATTAAGAAGGTTACTTCTCGGAAGTCAAAGAATGAGAGTGAGGAATCACCTGACCGGGTGGAACAGTAACTTTTATCCCTTCGCATATAGATGCAAACTTGCCTGTAAAAACTACACCTAGTTTTGCCTGTTCACCACATACCTTAAGCCTAAAAAGGGCAAGCTCTAATTTTCCCTTCTCATATAATAACTTTTGATTTTTTATATTTACCTCTGTTGCCTGATGGCATAGTGCAGGTGCTTTGCCTAGCGGAATACTAAATTGTGCTGATATACCGTAGTTTAAATTGTAGTTATCCTTTTCAAACCTTGGTGTTTCTTGAACGTACTTGATCGCACCAGTATCTTCATCGTATATATTTTGTCTAGTCACAGTTTCTTTAGGTCGATTAAATGACCATGCATCAGTTACATAGGGAGTAATAGTAAGGCTAGGAGAACTACAAACAATACCTTGACTCATTCTAAATTGTGGTGTTGAGCTAGGAGCAATCATGGTGGCATTGTTATTTACTGTTCCTTGAGCGTTGCTAGAAGGACTTGCAACGGTTGTATTAGCTAAAACCTTACTTGGACATAGCAATAATAAAATTATTGCCCAAACGTAGTTTCTACGGTGGTGGTTGTAGTTGTGTTTATTGTGCGATCTATTGTAGTTATTGTGTCTAATCCGGGAGAAATTATTGACTCGACCAAACTGAAAGGTTGACCTGCGTTTACTATTTTCCATCTAGGAACACCTTCCAACGTAGGACTTGTATATGAAAAGTTAATCCCATTAACTGTTTGCGTAGGTTCTGCCGTAGGGATTGCATTAATATAACCATTGACATCTGCACTTTCTATGTTCGTGCCTGAGACGCTTAAAGAGTACCCTGTACGGAACTGATGAGATACCACCTGCTCTGTTATTACACTTTGAGTTTGGGAATTTGTGCTGGAACTTCCTGTACGAAACGTTGGTATGACTGGGTTTGCAAAGATTTTGGAAGGAAATATTATTAAAAGAAGCAGCCAAAGTTTAGTCAATGGTAATAGTTACGGTGGTTGATCCTACGCAACTAGAACCTGATCCAAATGCACCACTACAAGTATGAACACCTGACGATAAAGAAGTCATAGCACCTGATCCTAAAGTACCTCCACTACCTATCGTTGTTTGTCCTGATAAATGAGGTAATGCTGCTATGCCTGATGAAGGAGTGATTGCACTTGGAGTAGCATCCCCCATATTTATAGCTTCCGTTAATGAAAACGCTGAACCTGCCGTGGTTACTGACTTATCAGTTTGTATAAGAGCCGGAACACCTGCGGTTAAACTGCCTAAATTTAAACCACCTATTTGTTGTGCCGTAGTAGATCCACCACTAGTAACTGAAGGAGTTATGTTGTTACCTGATATTGAATATGTAGTACCCAATTTATTTGTAACAGAATACGGCATATCTACAGTTATTTGTGCAGATGTCGTAAATTTTTGAGTTATGTCAGCTAATACAACAGTTGGACTTGCAAAAACCAATAGTGCTAATAATTTTTTCATTTAATGCCAACTTTGTTTTTACTATTATCCACTATTTTAGGATTATTGCCATTTCCGTTGCTGTTACCCTTGCTTCCTTTTTTAATATTTAATCCAAATTGCGCGCTGACAGCCGACAATAATCCGGCAGCGAAGGTAGTATCAATTTGCCTAGTAGGGTTAGGATTAAAGTACGACCAAGAAATTACCGCTAAACTCCAAAAAAGAATAATAAGCTGCACCAGATTGGCAATCAGACCATTACCTTCCTTTTCATCTTGTTCTTCCATAATAAAAAAAAGCCACCGTACACTGCTGTAGGGGATCAGGTGGCAGTATGACAATTCTAATTTATCTTTATATGCTAGATTTGTAAAGACATATTAAATAAGATCATGTTAAAAGTGTTAAAACCTATCTTATTAGGTCTGTTTTCAGAAAAAATTATAAAACAGTTAATAATTGATATTTTAAGAATATTAGTTAAAAAAACATCAAATGACCTTGATGATCGTGCTGTAGATTTTCTTGAGCAACAATTGTTTCCAGGGCGTAAATTAACACAATTACCTAGATAATTACTTATTTAATTGATTACATGCCGCAGCAATACCTGCATTACAATGTAATTCTGTAGATTTTAATAGACTTTGATTAAAACCTAAATAAAAAATACCAGTAGCAACTAATAAAAATAAATAATTCAAAATAAAATTTATACAGCTAATCTATATTATAACTAGGGTTAACCCCTGTCAAGTTGTCTAGCAAATTGTTCTACTGTCATAACAACACGCCAATGACCGCCCCTAAATCTGATCATACTAAATGCATTATCAACACCTGCATTAATTCGTTGCTCTTCTACCTCTCTAGGTTTTATTAAACATGCTGCGCTTTTGTTTTGCCAATCTGCAACCTGTACACAAAAATTAGGAATACCAACTAAATCACCTTTATCATTTTCCATACCTGCGCCAAATCGTCTTTCTACCTTGTATTTAGTTTCCATGCTTAAAATATCTGCTGCTTCCCTTTCTGCCCTATCGCCTTTGTTTTTTTGTGGGTTAGACATTATAAAAAAGAAAATTTTTGATCTAACTTTAAAACATCTTTAGCTACGCAATAAAAATATGAATCTTTAATTTTTAATTCTCTTTTTATAACTTCATAATGCTCGTCACTTGTCATGTTTAAATTTCTTGCAACCGCATTAATAATAATAGGATTATCGCATTTTTTATATTTTATAGTAAATTTTGCTTTAGTTTTTTCTCTTTTTTTGCATAAAACAATTTCAATATCTCGTTTTTTATCTTTATCTTGCTTAATAACATAATATTTTTGACCTATAGAATCTAAATAATCTCTAGCATCAGATACTTTTGATAAATGATTTTGATGAAATATCCAAACTACAAAACTATAATTTTTCAAATGATCTTCTGTTCTTTGTTTTATTTCATTTTTTGAAATATTTGATAATTGTAATTCTATTGCTAAATAAGCGTGACAACTATTAAATGCAATTTGTTCGTGTTTACAACTTTCGTATAAAGTTTTTTCAATCTCGCTATCAAAGTCTAAAACAGATAAATCTGGTATTCTTCTGCTACCAACACAAGGTGGTTCTTTTTTGTATGATATTTCTTTATATGTAAGACTATATTGAGGTTTTTGGTAAAAACAAAATATTTTATATAATTGATTTTTTATTAAATCGCATAATTCCCTATGCAATGTAGATGGTGCTTCTTTCTCTTCACAAATTTTTTTTACATTTGGGTAATGTGCAAAATGTGCATGATTAAGTATTTTTTTACCATTTTTTATAAATTCTTTTGATTCATTTTTGTATAGCAATTCAAAATCTTTTGTAAGTTTATTTAAATCAATTCTTTTATCATTAATTATGTTATAAAAAGATTTATGTTCATTAAATTTTAAAAGCCATAAAGATTCTAAACAATCTGGACACAAAATAGTTTTATTTTCAAAATATGTTTTTTCATATAATGATTTAACATCACTTAAATTTATGTAATTATTTGATTGTAAAATAAAGCCTGTGGTTGTCATTATTTTAATCTCTTAATTTTCTTTTTTATTGCTTCATACTCTAATAAATATTCCTTAGTAGCAAACTCTGATTTATGGTTAAACATATAGCGATCACTTAAAGCACCTAATTGTATGTGTAAATCATCAATCATTTTTTGTTTTTTATCTTTAAATTCTTTTGTTAATTCATCTTCTTTTGGGTTTTTAGTCCAATCAGCAACAAGTGTAAGTAACTCTTTTACCCTTTTAAATGCCTGTTCTACTCTTTCTGTTGTTTTCATTATCTAATTGCCCAAGTGTAACCAGTTTCTAATCTAACAGCTATACCTTCCTCTCTTTCTTGTTGTTCCTTATCTTCTATAGCTGTTGCAATATCTTTTTTATAACTAATTAACTCATTGCTATATTCCCATTTTTCGGGCTTACGTTTGCGTGTAGCTTTTACACCGTCAATACTAAAACTACTCATAATAATACTATCTTGATAATATTTTTCTAATATCATTTTATTTTCTGTTATTTGCATATCTAGTTCTTTTTTTTGCAATTGCAATACTCTTAACTGTCTTAATAATTGTTCTGGTTGTATTTTATTCATACAATTTACCTGTAGCCTTTAATTCAAAAACATAATCTAAAAAGCATTTTGTTGCAAATAATATATGACTATCTTCAAAAGCTGCTAACCATTCTTGACGGTCAATTTCTTCTAATTCATCCTCATAATCATACATAATAACTATTTAATAATTAGCTTTTATATTTACATTATGGGGTAAACCCTTTACTAATGCAAACATTACTAAAATTTTAGCTGTTTATTAAAGTATAAGCTTCTTGCTTCTTCATAATCGTACATACATTCTTGCGCGCTATATTCTTGAGTTTTTACACCGTCAGGCGTTATATAAATTACTCTACATCCCCATAATTCTATAGTTGGATAATTTTGATTTAACAAAGATACATAACCACCCATTTGTAGACTATGATTTTTTTTTACGTATATTTCTTGCGTTTTAAAATCAGCTAAACATAATGAACCCGTTTTTTTATGTTGCAAAATGACATCACAACTGCCTGCAATATCTCTTTTCCTATCAATCATTCTTAATTCATTTGCTACACATTCCCAGGTCTCCCACATATGGTAATTAATTAAATGTTCTACCCAATGCGCATAATCTTTTGCATACGCTAACGCTAGTGTTTTGTCTTTTGTCTCACACCATATTTGTACAGCTTCATGTATTTTTGTACCTCTAGCAGCAGCTTTTTCCATTGATTTACTAACATAATCAGTTTTTTTTATAACATCACTTACAGACCTTGCTACATATTTTTTACGTTTTAAATCGTAGTATTTATGTGGTTCTGGGTAAAATTTTACAAACGGATCTTGTACTAATACACTTTTAATATTATGCATCTTTTGTAGGATCTACTGTTATTTTACCTGTTAACAAATTTTTCCATTTTGGTAAATCTTTTCTTTTTATAGCTGATCTTGCACCATTATTAGTTTTTTCTAAATAAACCCATTTACCAGTACCTAATTGACGTTCAAAACCATTTGATAAATACCAACCATCAGGCGGTGTATCTAAATCGCTAACTTTTATTAAACCTTTTTTAACCATGTTTCTTAAAACACGCATTGCTTCAGTTTTATCAAAAATATTAGTCATTGTATTATCCTGTTAAATTCATCAAACTGTACAACCTTTTGGTTTGGATGCATTACAGAAGATTCTGGTTCTTTATTAAACCTGTTTATACGTTGCTGTTGTTCTTCATAGTTACTTAGTTTTAATCCCTTCCAAGTACCTGCCAATATACCTGCATCTAACTGGTCTTTAAGAACTTCTTCACCATACTTTTCTATAAACTTTTTATATTCTGTTATTTGTAGTTTCCAAGCCTGTATAGATTTAGAACCTTTTTTAACTTTCCAAAAGTCTAATATTAATTCTTCTAAGTGTATTAAGTCTTCTGGTATTACCTTTTCTTGTTTTTCTTTTTTATTAATTTTTTCTTTTTGTTCTTTTGTTTCTAACTCTTCTTTGTCTTGTTCCTGTTCCTCTAAGTCTTCATTATCTTTATATATATAGGTTACATCATCTGTCAAATCTTCTTCTTTTTGTATTTTAGCGTTGTATGCCTCTTCTAAAAGCATATTAATAAACCCATTGGTTGTAACGTATTTAGGCTTTATAGCTGCGATCTTGTCTATTAAAGATCGGTCAATAGTTGGTCGAGTAGTGGTCATAAGTGGGACATAAAGGGACGATGTATGTACAGTAGATGAACACAAGTAGATCAAGTTTACAACAGCCTACTACATGTATTGAATTAAAACTTTACAAACACTATAGATAATGTTATGTTTAGCACATAAGTCTACTAATGCTATGTCTTGTACATTAGCTGATAAGAATAGACAGAAAAAACTGATAAGAAATCAGTTGCAAGGTATTAATGACCCTTTTGAGTTATTAGCAGAAGCTTTAGCTGATAATCAAAGATTAAGACAAATTATAAACTCACAACATTGCAATAAGGGTTAACCTTAGATATACTAAGAAAAATATATAAACACTTTGACAAAAGAAATAACAAAAGCACTTTGTAAATTTATACAAGAAGTTGGAACTATTGAAGAAAAAGATAATGCACAGTTTGGTGAGTTTGCTGACCTCTCAACAGTTCTTTCTGTTGTTAACCCTGCCTTGGCTGCTAATGGTTTATCTGTAATACATACAACAAAGATATTAGAAAGTAAAAATGTTTTAGTTACTAACCTTATGCATACATCTGGTGAAATAATATCTTCTGAATACTTATTACCAGTAGCAGCAAATGTTAGAGGGAATCCAATGCATGCAGAAGGTGGTGCGTTAACTTACTTCCGTAGATACTGTGAACTTGCAATACTTGGATTAAACGCAGGTATTCCTGATAATGACGGTGATTTTGCTAACCCTACAGCAGATAAGGTAACACCAATAACTAAAAACAAAGCTGTTGGCATGCCAGCAATATTAGATAAAGAAACTAAAGATTTTTATTTAGAAAAGATTGGTGAGTTATATGTTAATAAACAAACGTTATATAAACAATTAGAAGACGCTATGTATGTAGAGTTTAGTTTTGATAGAAACTCAGGTAAATTTTCTGATTACATACAAGAGCCAAAACACGTAACATATATTCAAACCTGGTTTGATGCATACACTAATGACTAATGAACAAAGACCAGAACATATTGCCACCTCTACATGGAAGAATCGTTATATGGTTGGGGCAAAACTTACGCCTGTTAACCACAAAACTTTTCTTGATTTTTGTAAGGAAAACAAACTTAACTACTCATCAGGTATTAACTATCTGATAGCTAACTATTTAAATTAATTATTATGTTTAATGTTTCAATCGCTGGTCGTCTTACTAAAGATGCTGAATATAAAAAGGCAGGGGCTTATGACATGGCGGCCTTTACTATAGCTGTATCACATGGACGTGATAAGACTTCATTTATAGATTGCCAGGTATGGGGTAAGCGTTTTGAAACTGTATTAGATGCATATAAGAAAGGCTGTTTAGTAGCCGTATCAGGTGATGGTGAATATATATCTTATGAAACAGAATCAGGTGAGAAAAGAAAACAGCTCAGAGTTAATGTAAACAACTTTGTATTTCCAGAAAAGCGTGAACAATCTACACAACCAGCTAAACTTGATACAGCAGACCTACCTTTTTAAATGGGCATATCATTAACTATTGATCAAGATTTTAAACGGTTTGAACGTTTTTTAAATAACAATAAAAAACAATTGCCTTTTGCTACATCATTAGCTCTAAATGATACAGGCTTTGATATGCGTCAAGCCTTTAACAAAGGTACACTTAGCGTATTTAATAAGCCTACTAACTTTACACAAAAAGCTTTTCTTACAACTAAATCTAAAAAAAGAAATCTAATAGTTCATGTATTTGCTAAAGATAAAGTAGGTAGTGATGCTGCAAGATATTTACGCTTTGGTGTACAAGGTGGTGCTAGACCACCTAAAGGATTTGAACGTTACTTTGCTGGGCTACCTAATGATGGGTCTACAGCACGTTACTTCATGCCTACTAGACAAACTAAGAGAGATGGTAAAGGTAATATTACAAGAGCAACACTAAAGAAACTTAGTACTAAAATTGCTGCTGGTACAGCTTTTATAGGTACACCACGCAATAGTACTAGGCCACCTGGTTTATATGTAAGAGAAAAAAATAATAAACTAATAGCTAAATTTATTACTACTAATAGAAAGCCTACATACACTGGTCGCTTTAACTTACAAGAGATAGGAGATAAAGTTATACAACGTAGGTTTAACCAATACTTTAACAATGCAATGAAGAAGGCAATAGCAACCGCAAGGTAGGGCAT